TATCGCCTTCTTCGTGGCCACAGAACCATTACCACTAAGGCCTGCGTGTTGGAGATAACTGAGGGTTGCTCCCACATCTTCGGGAGATAGAACGGTATAGACTGCAGCGATACTTGAGAAATAATAGTCCTTGACCGCTCCTCGAGGACGAGAGAAAATGTGAACGTGGATTACTTTAGCCATACAGTAGAAATATTCCAAATGATAATTATTTGGAGCAAAATTAGAGTTTTGTCCGACAAATTGGGGAGTCCACAATAGCCTAAATAGTGAACGGAGCAGTTCAGTGGAATACGGCCTTAATCTTCTAATATAGAGTAATTAGCGAGGTAACTTTGCAGATATAATAACACCAATCGCTATGGCTACTCTGAAAATTTACAACGACATCGTAGGCGAAGAAGAAAAAATCATGCTTCGCAACTGGGAGGGCATGGACGGCGTGTGCTACAAGGACATCGACGAGTTTATCTCCGGCATGAAAGAAGGAGATGATGTAATCGACATTCGTATCCACTGCCGCGGTGGAGATTGTGTAGAGGGTTGGGCGATTTATGACAAGCTCCGCCGCTCGAAGAAGAAAATCTCTTGCACTGTGGAAGGCGAGTGCTCGTCAATGGCAACGATAATCCTTTTGGCCGCTCCCCTTGAGCGTCGCACTGCATACCGCAACGCTCATTTCTGTATTCACAACCCGGCGTTAGCCTATCCTGACTTGGATTACTTTACCAGACTGACAGCAGACAACCTTGAGAAAAACATTGACCAACTCAAGACCCAAGCAAATGCTCTGCGTCAGGAGGAGAAGAAAATCCTCGACTTATACCTGACTCGCACTAACGCAAGCAAGAAAGAGTTGCAGGACCTCATGGCTCTTGACACCTACATCGGCACCGATGAGGCGATTGAACTGGGATTTATCTCTAAAGCACTCTCGCCGCTCACGGCATCGAAATCAAGAACATTCAATAACATCAACAAATCAAAACCCACAGCAATGAAAAAGAAATTTGTAAAAGTGGAAAGCAGCAGACTCCAGCGCCTTCTCGCTAAGGCCGGTCTCCGCAAAATCTCCGACCTCCGCATGAAGGCACTCGTTGTTACCGCTGCCGACGGCTCTGAGCTCACGGTTGACCGTGAGGAAGGCGAGCCTCAGGTTGGCGATACAGCATCGCCCGACGGTACTTTCGTCCTCGACGACGGTACTGAAATCATCGTCGAGGACGGCGTAATCACCGAGATTAACGCTCCCGAGGACGGCGGTGCCGCCGCTGAGGGTCTCGACGAGGAGGAGCTCATCGAGAAGGTCGAGGAACTCACTCAGGAGAATCAGGAACTCGTTCAGGAAAACGAGGAACTCACTCAGGAGAAAGAGGAACTTGAGGAGGAACTCGAGGCCCACAAAAAAAACTCTCGCGTCCTCTCAGCCGATGAGAAGGTAATTCTCGCAAAGGTTCAAAAGGCAGGTGGCCGTCAGTGGCTCGACAAGGTCCTCAACAGCAAGTCATCGTTCAACGCCTCCAACACCCGTTTCGTCGAGACCACCGGCCCCGGTCGTCGCACTCCGGCCAAAGAGTCTCCCACACAGAAGGCTCTCCGTGAACGCCGCGAGGCCGCCGCTGCCAAGCGCAAGGCCCGCAACAAGTAATCAACCCTTTCAACAGTAAATTATCATGGCAATTCCCTTTGACAAATTTACCGTTGACAATGGTGCGATCAGAGACCTCGCGGAACTTCTGTTCGATACCATTTTCAACGACCCCGACATCGAGATGGTCGTTACCTCCGAAACCGGAGTAGTTAACGGCAAGAAACTCGGTCGTCTCCGCTCTATGGGGCACGTCGGTACTTCCGGTGGTGGCTGCAAACCCACCTACGTTAAGCCGGAGGTTACTGGTGTGGAGAAAGAGTGGAACTTAGGCAAGTATCAGATCCCTCTGGAACTCTGCTACGAGGACCTCGAGAACACTCTCGCCAAGTATGGCATGAACGAAGGCACGGCTATCGGCAATCTCGTCGATACTCCGTACTGGAACGAAGTGCTCATGCCTCTGCTCGAACAGGCTATCGTCAATATGTTCTGGCGTATCGTATGGTTCGGCGATAAGGACGCCAAGAACATCAGCGACAGTGGTATCATCACTGACGGCGTAAACCTCAAGCTGTTCAATATGTGCGACGGCCTGTTCAAACAGCTTCGCGCCATTACAGCAGCCAACCCCGGCCAGTTGACCACAATCGCCGCCAACGCTGCAGCTACATATCAGGCACAGAAAGAGGCTATCCGTCAGCCGGGCGTTGCTATCGGCATCATCGACGAAATGCTCTCTGATTGCGACTCTCGTATCTTCGACGACAAGGACGCTGCAATCTTCATGAATAGCGGTCTCTACAAGGCGCTCCGCAACGACGTGAAGAATATGCAGAACCTCCACCTCGAGGTTACTCAGGTTGCCTCCGGCATTCAGTTGTCGTCCTACGACGGCCACCCGATCATCGTCCTCGACGTATGGGACAGGCTCATCAAGGAATTCGAGAACGACGGCACAAAGCTCAACGCTCCGTACCGTGCTCTCATCTCGACTCCCAACAACCTGTTCGTAGGTACTTCCGACACCAAGCGTGTCGCAGACCTCGACATCACTTTCGACACGACGGACCGCATGAACTACATCTATGCTGAGTCCAAGATCGGCACCCTCGTCGGCGAGGACGCTCTCATTCACTTAGCAATGTAAACCTCACGACTATGGCTACCGAAAGTTGCGATTTCAAGTTAGCGGCCGACCTCGTAGCAGGCTGCGAGGAAAACTCTGTTGCCGGTGTCCGTAACTACGGCTACATCATCAACTCAGACGACATCGACCGAGACTCTTGTACTCGTGACGCAAGTAACCCGTGTATTCTCAACACTCTTGTCCTGAAATCAGGAAAGAAAGCCTATCGCATGTTTGTTCCGGGGAAAACTCCATTCTCCGGAACTAACAAGGCTTTCGTAGCCAGCACCTACCGCAACAAGTTCACAAAGACGGTGGGTCTCGTAATCCTCGACAACGGGCCTGACGTGGTCAAAGACATCATTAACCCCCTCGCCAACGGCTCCTTTGTAATCGTGCTTGAAAACAAGTATGGCGGCAAGGACGGCAAGAACACCTTTGAGGTGTACGGTTTCGAGCAGGGCCTGTCTGCAACAGCAATGGCTGACGACAAGTACAGCGAGGAAACCGACGGCGGTTGGTCTGCGACCTTAGAAGAAACGGGTGCTCCGTCTGCGGGTATCTATCTGTTCAATGACAGCGTTGCGACCACTCGCACCGCTTTAACCTCACTCGTTGCAGGCTCCTAATCAGCAATGCTCATGGACGCATACAACGAAACACTCCACCGATTGCAGGAAATGGAAAGCCGTTATCACGACGGCTTTTCATCTCTTGACCGGTCGTATCTCGATACTCTTTACTATGACCTTTTCGGCAAAGAAATAAGCAATAAAGGGTGTAGCGACTGCTATCGAGACGCATACATGGAAATCAAAATCAAACTCCGTAAAACTCAAGCCATGCCTAAGAAATGCGACTATAAACTCAAGGCCGGCGCAGTCATTACGTTTTTCGGCGAGTCTGTCCCCTATACCAACCCCAATCTGACCAATGAGGTAGCGGAACGATACATCGCAAAAAACGTGGCCAATGCCTCTATGTTCCAAGAACTCCCAGAGGACTGGAAAGATCGCGTCAACGCCTACATTGCACGCACCAAAGACCCCAACAACCGCCCCGCAGCCACAACTCTGCCTGACGCTCTCGCAATCATAGCAGAGCGTGATAAGGAACTCGCTGAGGCCCGCGAGACCATAGCAGTGAAAGATACTGAGGTGGAGCACCTCAAAGGCACAATCTCCTCACTGGAGACCGCTCTTGAAAACGCTCCCTCTCCCAGTGATAACATTGAGGCTCAGGACACAGTAGAGGCAATCCGTCTCGAACTCGCCTCTGCCAACGAGACCATCGAGGCAGACAAAGCCGAGATTGAACGCCTCAACAATCAGGTGGCCGAAATGACCTCTGAGATGGAAAACCTCAAGAAAGAAAACAAAGGCCTCAAGCAGTCCAACGCCATGCTCAAAAAGAGCAAGGACGCGGCCGCAGAATAATCACTCCCAACACCGCTTTTCTCGATGAACGCCAATAGTGTTATCCGCGCTCCGCAACGCTTTAATGTTGACTACCTGAGCTCTCTGAATATTCAGACCTACGGGAGCGATAATCTTTATCCTCAGCGTATGTATGACCTTATTCAGAACAGTCCTACAGGTAGCTCCTGCATGGAACGCTATATGACGTTCATTGAGGGGAACGGACTCCGCAATAAGGATTTCTCTGAATACATCTGCAACCACAAGGGAGAGACCATAGACGACATCTACGGCCTCATTGCATCAGATATGGCGATGTACCACGGCTTTGCCCTGCACGTCAATTACAACATGGCGTGTGAAATCGTGGAACTACAGCATATCCCGTTCAAGGATTGTAGACTCGAGGAGGAAGAAGAAGATGGCACGATAGTGTATATCAACGTACACCCTGACTGGTCGGGCCAGCGCACACGCAAGGGCAAAGCCATTCCTGTTGACAAAAAGAACGTCAAGAAGATTTACCTCTTTAATCCTATCCCGAATGTAGTGTTGTCTCAAATAGAGGCATCGGGCGGGATCGAAAACTATCAGGGTCAGATTTTGTGGGTTTCGATGGACGGAAAGTACCAATACCCCAAGCCTATCTATGACAAGATAGTTACCAACCTCTCAACTGATGAGGGCCTCGACAATGTAAAATACCGCAACGTCCGCAACGGCTTTATGTTGGCCGGTATGTTTGTTCATCGCAAGGGCATGAGCATTGAGCAGTATGACGAAGAAGGAAACCTCATACCCCAGTCTGTCGAAGATGATGAGTATGACTTCTCAAAGAGCCTCGATGTATTTCAAGGCGACATCAACTGCTGTTCAATCATGGACGTAACAATCAACTCCGAGGAAGAAAAGCCGGAGTTTATCAATGTCGAGGGAACTAACTACGATAAGAAATTTGATAGCACAGAGACAAGCACTATCGAGCGCATTTACTCTGCATTCAGCCAAGAGTGCTTTTACCTCATTCGCACCGGCAAAACTGGCTGGAGCGCCAGTGTGCTACAGGAGGCATACGAATACTACAACTCCTATGTATCGAAACAACGTCGAGCCATATCTCGTGCCTTAAAGAAGATTTTTGACCGCTGGTATGAGGTTGCCAATCAGACCGAGGACTACGAGATAGAGCCGCTCCTCTACATAAGCAACCAATCAACCGAGTCAAACAATGGAACAACTAATAACTCCAAGTGAGGTAAGCAAATGTGGTCGTCCTATTGAGGGTAAGGTTAAGGATAGTCAAATGCTGGCCTACATCTGCGAGGCTGAGCAGTTGAATATTAAGCCTGTCCTCGGCGACAAGTTGTACCTCGACATTCTCGCTAATGGCGAGACCAACGAGAAATACCAGAAACTCTTGGCCGGTGGCTCATATCAAGCCTCAGATGGCAACATCTATTCCTTTGCCGGACTCAAGACCTGTATAGCCTATTACGTTTTTGCCAAAATCGTCATGGTCGGCGACTTTCAGGTTACTCGTTTCGGCACAGTGCTCAAAGAGTCAGACTACTCCTCCCATATTTCCACAAAGGAACGCTCCGATTGCTACAACGACACGTTAGAGGTGGCCAACAGCTATCTCCGGGACTGCATACGCTATTGCAAGCATGTCGGAATACTCTCCGGTGCTCAGGGGAGCCAAAGATCCTCAGGGGGCATAAAAATACGGAAAATAGGATAAATCAATTTCAACGATATGGCACTCTCAAACAAAACAAATCTCAAGTCCCAAGCCGACATCATAAGACATGAGGACGGCGAGGGCAAGAACACGGCTGAGCGTGTAGGTAAGGTGCTGGTTGATTTAATCGAGGCCGCAGACTCCTCTCTGACCACTGAGACCCAACAGCGAGAACAGAAGGACAATGCCCTGCAGCAATCGCTGACAGTAACCTCGAATACAGCCACCACTGCCTACAATGAGGCCAGTGCCGCTAAAGCTGCGGCATCAAAAGCACAGGCTACGGCTGACTCTGCAAAGAGTACAGCCTCTACTGCGCTTGATAAGGCTAACGCGAATACCGCTCTTATCAAAGCAATAGGAGACTCCGTGGGCGCACCAAGTGGTATAGCCCCTCTTGACGCAAACGCCAAAGTCCCTGCTGCAAATCTTCCCGGATACGTTGATGACGTTGTCGAGTTTAACGCTATGGTCGAGGGTATTACAGTCCAAGACTCTACTACAAGCGCAAAGTCAACTACGCCCGGCGCTATGCTCGTGTATAACAAGGATACAAATAAGTTTATACTTGCAGTAAGCA